CAATGATGATAGACCATAGGCTTCGAGGCTGTTTAGGCATCACTTCAATGGCCTGACCTCTAGGGTCAAAGTAGCACTCATCAAGTGTTCGTGGTGTTGTCAAGTGTGAGGGTTTCATTATGCTTTGCTCCGTTGTTCCAGTGTCCAAAGGTTTAAGACATGGTTTTCAAGGGTATCAATTAACCATGTAGATTGTAAGGGCTTAGGTAGCCTCTTGTCGTCAATGAAGACGTTAGCAATAGTCACAATGGGTTTGTGGTGAGGGTCATACTGCTCAACGACAGCATCCCCTTCAAAGAGGAAATCCCCTAGTTTATATTCGTAGATATACGTTGTAGATTTAACATCGTTCACAGCGGTGATTCCTCATGGTTAGCAGGGTTAAACTTAGGACGCTTATGGCCTGTATCGAGTGGATTAGGGAAGGCAGGGAAGGGCCATGTAGTTAAGTTGCTTTGCATCGTACCACCTTAAACAATTCAAGACATTCACCTTTAACCCAACGGTCAGGCATTACTTCACCCGTGTCAGGGTCACAATAGACCGTCTCAGGCCCATAGTTGTTGCATTCGTACCAGTGCTGACAGATGGCACGTTCAGTGGCACTGAAAGCCACTATACCGGAGGTTTTGAATTGGACTTCATAGCGTGGCATGATGCACCTCAAAACTGGACAAAGACAAAAGAACCCTCAGACAAAGCGCACCATTGTGTATTGTCACACAGGAAGGATTCAATCTCTCCAATACGTTCATCATCATCCTCACAGGAGGACAGGTCGACATCATAAGACACAGCGATTTCCTTCCATGTCATCTCGGCCCACTCACAGCAGATTGCCACAATGTCAAGTTCTACAGCCTCGCCTGTGCTGTCGCTGTAGTCTTCCAAGTAGTCAAAGATTGCCTCCAGCGCCTCATAAGAGAATTGATCTTTGCGTGATGATTGCTTGAACGCATCAATAAAGGATGATTTATTCAGTGTTTGAACGATTGCCATGAGATTAACTCCAGTTGATTGCCTGTACATCACAGACGGGATTTAGTGCTGTATAGTTGCACTGCATAGTAGTCTGTCACACTACTACACGCTGCATTGTCACTTAAGTTACACGCCCAGTCGTCAGACGCCCAAGGCCAACAAGACACCCCAGCCAGCAAAGACTGCAAGGCAGAGGATAGTTACAATAATATCTTCTAACTTTTCTTTAGTGAACATGGTTGATTTCCTAGTTACTGACCAGCACTTCGCTAGCCATGTACGTAATATATCACACTGCTTTGCATTGTCAAGCACTTTATTTAGACTGTTACAAACTGTTACATATTGTATCTTTTATACAACAAGTACCCTGTATTTAGAGTCTAAATTGTGACTGGATAGTTATGTTATAGACTGTCAAGTGTAGCTTATAGGGTCCTACATCGCCTCACACACTACCTATAGTGTCCCCACTACTACTCAGACACTACCTATAGTGTTTAGTATAATTATGACTCAACAGTCACAAAGAGACTATAAAGACAGGGGGAGGGGTAGACTGTAGTGTATAATTGTTGTGGGAGCCTCTACCGTTCACAAAAAGGATAAATTAAGGTAATTGGGGACAGATTAGTGCTTAAAAAATAAGCAACTAGAGGACGTATAAGTACTTGTTACTGCTTAAAAAATAGGCAATTGAGCAAGTAGAGACTACAAAGTGCTTAGACAACCAGTAAAGGGAGGGCTTAGACGTACGTAAAAGTAAAGAAAAATAAAATAATTGTAACAAAACACAGAAAAAGCTTGACATCTGAGACAAAGTATGCTATAATATACTTATAAGTTAAATTAACACATTAACTTTGCAGAACTCAGATAAAGTCTATGAAGCCTGACCCCACTTCTTAGCAAACAACGAAGGAATCTAGATCATGTACACCCTGAAAGGGGAACATAGAAGTGAATGTTAACAACAAACATAAATTAATACTTTATCTAGATTCTGCCTTTAAAGCAATGTTAACGAAATGTCTTAGTACTCTATAGTACTATACATAAAAGTCTCCCCTATAGAGAGGACAAAGACGCACATGACCGCACCAACAGGTAATAAGATAGGTAGACCAAAGAAGACAGACATAACTGAGATTAAAGAATCTAGGTCTGTTGGTCGTCCTAAGGGTGAAGCTGCCATCATCAATGAATATAAGCTACGTATGCTTAATTCACCTAAGTCAGCTAAAGTGTTAGAAGCTATTTATGATGCTGCCTTGAACGATGAACATAAGAATCAAGCTGCAGCGTGGAAGCTAATTATAGATCGGGTCGTGCCCCTATCTGCTTTTGAACAAAGTAAAAATAGTAACAGCACACCTCAGATTAGTATCAACATCACTGGGTTGTCTACCCCTACAGTGTCTACCTCTGACGATAATGAGGTAATAGATGTCTGAGTTAAACTTTGCATTACTTAACTGGCAACAGACTGTCTTTAAAGATACCCACCGCTTCAAAGTAGTAGCTGCTGGTCGCCGTTGTGGTAAGTCCAGATTGTCTGCTGTTACCTTGCTCATCGAAGCTCTGAACTGTCCTGAAGGCTCTGCTGTGATGTACATAGCACCTACCCTCGGACAAGCCCGATCAATTCTTTGGGACTTGTTACATGACCTCGGTAGGCCTGTTATTAAATCTAGCCACGTTAACAACCTAGAGATCACATTGATCAATGGAAGGAAGATTCTTGTTAGAGGTGCTGATAATCCTGACAGCCTTCGTGGTGTGTCTCTTACTTACGTTGTACTGGACGAGTGCGCGTACATCAAACAGGAAATCTGGGAGAAGGTTATACGAGCTTCTCTGTCGGATAAGAAGGGTAGGGCTTTATTTATCTCTACGCCTAGTGGTCGTAATTGGTTCTACGATACCTTTAAGTTGGGTAACGAGGGTACAGATGAGGAGTGGAAGTCTTGGCACTACACTACGCAGGATAACGAGACTATCGACCCTAAGGAAATTGAAGCAGCGAAGAGAACCCTAAGTTCCTTTGCATTCAAGCAGGAATACTTATCTAGCTTTGACAATGCAGGTGCTGACTTGTTTAAAGAAGATTGGTTCAAGCTTGAAGAAGAACCTCAGTATGGTCAGTACGTAGTTGCTATTGACTTGGCAGGCTTCGAAGAGGTAGGTAAGAATGCTGGTGCTGCTAAGAAGCGTCTAGATGAATCTGCTATTGCCATTGTCAAGATAGAAGATAATGGTAATTGGTGGGTACATAAGATTGTTCACGGACGGTGGGACATCAGAGAGACCTGTGTACACATTCTCAAGACCATTAGAGACTACAAACCGATCTCCGTAGGGATTGAACGAGGTGCTCTTAAGAACGCTGTACTGCCTTATCTTAATGACCTTATGCGTAAGAATAATATCTACGCACACATCCAAGACTTGACTCATGGTAACAAGAAGAAGACAGACAGAGTTGTCTGGAGCCTTCAAGGTCGTATGGAACACGGTAGAGTCTCCTTCAACATCGAAGAAGATTGGGCTGAGTTTAAGGATCAGATGATCATGTTCCCTACAGCAGGTGTGCATGATGACTTAATTGATGCTCTTAGTTATGTCGATCAGTTAACAGTGTCTAACTATCAGCAGGACTACGAAGATGATGATTACGAAGTATTAGACCCTATAGCGGGTTACTAAAGGAAAACAATGTCTGAAGAAAACTATAACGAGAGTCAATTCGAAGACCCTACAGAGGAAGAGAAGAAGCTTACCTCTTGGGTTTCCGAACACATCACACGCTGGCGCGACTACCGTGATGGTAACTACATGGACTTATGGCTTGAGTATGAGCGTATCTTCCGTGGTGTCTGGGACACTCAGGACAAGACCCGTGAGTCAGAGCGTAGCCGTATCATCTCCCCTGCCACACAGCAGGCTGTAGAGACCCGTCACGCTGAGATCATTGAAGCTATCTTCGGTCAAGGTGAGTTCTTTGACATTGAAGATGACATCAAGGACGTTAACGGTAATGCCTTAGACGTTGAGCAGCTTAAAGCTCAGTTGATGGAAGACTTCAAGAAGGACAAGATCAAGAAGGCTATTGACCAGATTGAACTGATGGCTGAAATCTACGGTACAGGTATCGGTGAGATTATCGTCAAGTCCGAGAAGCAATATGCTCCAGCTACACAGGCTATTCCCGGTATCGCTAACGCAGCAGCTATCGGTGTTGAAGAGACTGAACGAGTAGCAGTTAAGATCAAACCTGTCAATCCTAAGAACTTCCTGATTGACCCTAATGCTGACTCTATTGAGGATGCTATGGGTGTTGCTATTGAGAAGTATGTCTCTTTGCACAAGGTTGTTGAAGGTATCGAGTCTGGTATCTATAAGAAGGTTAACATCAGTTCATCCTTTGATGATCCTGATTTAGAGCCTACTCAAGACTTGACTACTTACCAAGACGATAAGGTTAAGCTGGTTACTTACTACGGCTTAGTTCCTCGTGAGTACTTGGAAGAAGCTGAAGATGAAGAGTATGAGGACATCTTCCCTGATGGCTCACAAGCTGATGACTACTCCAACATGGTGGAAGCCATTGTAGTGATCGCCAACGATGGTATCTTGCTCAAGGCTGAGATTAACCCCTACATGATGAAGGATCGTCCTGTTGTCGCCTACCAAGACGATACAGTTCCCGGTCGCTTCTGGGGTCGTGGTACGGTGGAGAAGGCCTACAATATGCAGAAGGCCATTGATGGTCAGTTGCGTGCTCACATGGACTCCTTAGCCCTTACCACAGCACCTATGATTGCTATGGATGCCACAAGGCTTCCTCGTGGTGCTAAGTTTGAGATTAAGCCCGGTAAGGCTATCCTGACTAACGGCTCTCCAAGTGAAATCTTGTATCCCTTCAAGTTCGGTAATACTGATGGCAATGCCGCCTTGGCAGCACAGAACTTTGAACGTATGCTCTTACAAGCTACAGGTACTGTTGACAGTGCTGGTATGCCTTCTAACGTGCCTCGTGACGCTACCGCAGGCGGTATGTCTATGGCTATGGCAGGTATCATCAAGAAGTACAAGCGTACTCTGACGAACTTCCAAGAAGACTTTATGATGCCTTTCATCTATAAAGCTGCCTATCGTTATATGCAGTTTGATAGTGAGCGCTACCCAACTGTGGACATGAACTTCATTCCTACAGCTACCTTGGGTATCTTGGCACGAGAGTTTGAACAGCAGCAGTTGATTGGTTTGTTACAGACCTTAGGCCCGAACACTCCTGTCTTGCCTCTGATCCTCAAAGGTATCTTGCAGAATAGCTCTCTGACTAACCGTGGTGAATTGATTGCTACCTTAGACCAGATGAGTCAACCTGATCCACAAGCTCAGCAAGCTCAAATGCAACAGCAACAGATGCAAATGGCTCTGTTACAAGCTCAGATTGAGGACTTGCAGGCTAAGACTCAGAAGTCTCAAGCAGATGCTCAGAAGTCTATGGTTGAAGCTCAAGTGGCTCCTCAGTTGGCTCAAGCTAAGGTCGTAGCTGCTTTGTCTACCAATTTGGATGAGGATAACGAGTCTAAGGACTTCCAGCGTAGGGTTCAGATGACTGAATTGATGCTCAAACAAGAGGATATTCAGAGCAATGAGCGTATTGCTACACTACAAATGTTAAATAAACAGGCTAAAATGTAAATAATAGTTGACAAATGGCTACTTTTATGTTATAATATAGTCATTGCAACCACACAAAGGAATAACCAGTTGGCTCCTAATTTACAGAAATATTACGAGGAATCTTTCAACATGATGGCTACCCAAGGGTGGGCTGACCTGTTGGAAGACCTCAACAAGTTAAAAGATAGTTTAAATAATTTATCATTGGTCACGGACACACAAGACTTATTCTTCCGCAAAGGCCAGATTGACATATTAGACTTGATTTTAAAGCGCAAGGATACGTGCGAACAAGTATACGAGGAGTTACAGAATGAAAATTCTTAATGATTTCTTGTGTGATGATGGACACGTAACCGAAGCGTTAAGAGATGACAGTGAACAGAGCATTGTATGCCCTGTATGCGGTAAAGCCGCTGTCAAGGCCTTAGCAACACCTCAGATTAAGCTAGAAGGTTTCACAGGAGCCTTCCCTGATGCTTATGATAGGTGGGCAAAGGTTCGAGCCGAAAGGCTCACAAAAGAGCAGAAGCAGAACGCTGAGTAATCTTGGCACAACTCTGAATCTATTTTAAATTTATTGCAGCGCAAGCTGTGTTAATCCTTAGAACTCTACGGAGCAAGGAAAGGTTAGGTATGGCATTAATTGATAATGAGGACATGAATCTAGGTAGCGAAATTGACGCTGAAGACTTCAAAGCTGAACAAGCTACTCAATCCACTGAGCAAAATAACTCACAGGTAACTTCTGAGGTTCCCGATAAATACCGGGGCAAAAACCTAGAAGAGATTGTGCGTATGCACCAAGAGGCTGAAAAGCTTATTGGCAGGCAGGCTCAGGAAGTTGGGGAAGTACGTAGGTTAGCCGATGAACTCCTGAAACAAAAACTCTCTCAGACACAGACAAATGCACCCACCAAAGAAGAAACTGAGATCGACTTCTTTGAAGACCCCAAGTTAGCGGTTCAAAAAGCTGTTGCTAATCATCCCGATGTTTTAGCAGCCAAACAAGCCACACAGCAGTTTAAGCAAATGCAGACACAATCAATGCTCAGTAAGAAGCATCCTGATTTTGCTGATGTTGTACGTGATGGTGAGTTTATTGAATGGGTAAAAGGCTCTCCTTTGCGTCTCAATTTATACGCAATGGCTGATGCACAATACGACTTCACTGCAGCAGACGAACTGATTTCTACATTCAAACAGATTCGCACATCTAAGACAGCGCAAACAACTGAAGCAGGCAACTCTGTTCGCAAACAGAACCTGAAAGCAGTCGCTGTTGACGTTGGTGGAACTGGTGAATCTTCGAAGAAAGTATATCGCCGTGCCGACCTGATCCGGCTACGTATGACCGATCCAAACCGTTATGAGGCTTTGCAACCTGAAATCATGGCTGCATACTCTGAAGGTAGGGTCAAATAATTTATTTTTATATTAATTAATTCTTAGGAGAATTTAAAATGCCTTTAGGTACAGATAACGTTACAACAACAACCGCAGCAACGTTCATTCCAGAAATCTGGTCTGATGAAATCGTTGCTGCTTACAAGAAAAGCTTGGTCGCTGCCAACCTGATCAAGAAGATGAGCTTCAAGGGCAAGAAAGGTGACACCGTTCACATTCCTGCACCTACCCGTGGTTCCGCTTCTGCTAAGGCTGCTTCTACTCAAGTGACTTTGATTGCAGCCACTGAAG